TGCTTTAGAAAAAGAATATCCTAATTGGTCTGAAGATGGTGAATATAAACCAGTAATTAAAACTGTACCTTCTACATCACATGTAAGTGTTTGGAATTTTTATGTAGATCCAGATGCTAATAATATGGACGAAGCAGAATATGTTGTTGAAAGACATAAAATGAATCGTTCTCAAATGAGAGGTTTAAAGAAAAGACCTTTCTTTAGAAATAAAGTTATTGATGAAGTTATAGCTGTAGGAGAAGCTTACTATAAAAAATATTGGGAAGATGATCTTAGTGATTATCAAGTAGATAAGGGAGTAGAAAGATTTGAAGTATTAGAATATTGGGGAGCTATAGAAAGACAACTACTAGAAGATAATGATGTAACTATACCTAAAGAACTTGAAGGATTAGATGATATACAAGCTAATGTTTGGGTATGCAATAATAAAGTTATTAGATTAGTTCTTAACCCTTTTAAACCAGCTAAGATTCCGTATTACGCAGTTCCATACGAACTAAACCCTTACTCTTTATTCGTTTATCTGTATATCCAGGTAAAGTGTTTAGAAGACAAGGAGGTGCACCAGGTCAGGGAATCTTTGGCACTAAGTTCCCTAACGTATCTAACGAAAACATGCAATTGTTTGACAAGGCAAGAGTGTTAGCAGATGAGTCAACAGGATTCCCATCATTTGCACATGGTCAAACAGGTGTGTCAGGTGTCGGTAGAACTGCAAGTGGTATTAGTATGCTAATGAACGCAGCATCAGGTTCAATAAAAACAGTTATTAAAAATGTTGATGATTATTTATTAAGACCTATCGGTGAAGCTTTTTTTAGTTTTAATATGCAGTTTGATTATGATAAAGAAATTAAAGGTGATTTAGAAGTTAAGGCTAGGGGTACTGAAAGTTTAATGGCTAATGAAGTTCGTAGCCAAAGACTTATGCAGTTTTTACAAGTATCTAGTAATCCAGCACTAGCACCTTTTGCTAAGTTCTCATATATTATGAGAGAGATAGCTAAATCAATGGAACTTGATCCAGATAAAGTTACTAATAATATGGACGAAGCAGCAAGACAAGCCGAGATAATGAAACAAGATCAACCACCTCAACCACCAATGCAACAAGGACAACCTCAAGCAGGAGCACCTGGAGTTCCTAATGTAGCAGATCCTACAGGAAGTGGTGGAGGTAACATAGGTGTAGGACAAGTACCTATACCTGGAGAACAAGGATTTAGTGGAAATGAGCAACAGCAACAACAAGCAGCAGCACCAACACCTCCTCAAGCTTAAAGGGTTTGTAAATAATGCAACTCAATGGAAAGCATTTAATGAGTTGTTAGATTTCTTAACTGAGATGGAACATAAGACTATGGAACAGGCAGTTGATACTATAGATATATATAAGGCACAAGGTTCTGTAAAAACAATCAGGTACTTAAAGCATTTAAGAGATTATGTAAATGCTGAACAGGAAAATAAAAAATGAAATTACCAATAAAAGCAATTAAATATATAGTATATGGTGGTGAAGATCGTATAAAGAAAAAAAAATTAAACAACACTTTTAATTTTTTAACTAAAAGCCAAATTAGAAAACTTACATCTTTAAATGATACACAGCTTTCAAAACTTAAATTAGATGAAATAACACCTTCTGAATTGTATAAAGCAAAAGTAATACCTAAAGAAATGTTTCAAGAATTAAATAAAGCTATACAACTTTCTAAAAAAATGAAAGATCTTAAATTACCTTTTAAAAATTTTGATCCTTCTAAAGATATTACAGAAAAAGAATTTAAAAGTTTATTAAATAAATGGGTGAAAGAACCTAAAAAAAATAAAGAAAATATAAAAAAAGGAGTACAAGCTTTATATAACTTTACACCTGCACTTAGAAAATCTCTTGGCACAAAACAATATAATGAACTAATAGATCTTCCTTATGGGCCATCAAGTAAATTAATGAGAGATTATACATATGGTGATGATGGTATAGAATTTCTTAAAGTTCCTAAAAAATTAAGGAGTTTTAAAACAGAAACAGGAAGAAAAAAAGCTGTTAAAGAAACCTTAAAAGAAAATAAAGTTGTTAGAAAACAATCCTTACAAAAAATATTTGATGACATAATGGAAGAAGCAGGTAATCCAGATTATATTAGAAATAAAAGAGCAAGAGCACCTGATGATGAATCTGTTTATACAATAAATAAAAAAACAGGAAGAAAAATTCCTAGAGATCCTTATACTAAACATAGTAAAGGTGGTTTATCTACTAAACATCTAACAGGCTCTATACATAATTCTATGAAAGTTAAAAAATAAAAATGGCTAAAGATCAAACCCAAAAAATGTTAAAAAAGAAAAAAGGAATTGATGATGTTAAAACTGAAGATTTAAAATCTACAGATCGTGTTATTAAACAAACAGGTAGACCTATGTATACTTCTGAATCAGGAGATCATTCAGAAATAGGAGTAACTATTGAAATGGATGGTAAGTTTATAAATATTCCTAGTATACAAAATGGTAAAGTTCTAACACAAAAGGAATTAGTAGCTGGTATAAAATCAGGAAAACTTAAACCAACAGGTGTTTATGATAAAAAAGAAAAAGCATATCAAGCATCTATAGATAGAAGTAATAGCCTTACATCTGAAAGAATGGATGGTTTAGATAAACCTGCAATGCAAGAAGGAGGATTACTACAAGAAGGTGGCACAGTAGATCCTGTAAGTGGTAATGATGTACCTGTAGGTTCTACACAAGAAGAAGTTAGAGATGATATACCTGCACAGCTAAGTGAAGGGGAGTTTGTATTTCCTGCTGATGTAGTTAGGTTTATAGGATTAAATAATCTTATGAAACTAAGACAAGAAGCTAAAGAAGGTTTAGGTAAGATGGATCGTATGGGGCAGATGGGTAATTCAGAGGAGGCAGTAGAAGATGACACAGGAGAATTTGATACAGATATTGATAGTATCATTGAAGAAGTTGAGACAGAAATGGCCCAAGAAGCTTCCCAAAATAATAAAGATATAGAAGAAAAACCTGAAGATAGTAATTTAAAAAAAAAGATTGAAGAGGGTGTGACAGGATTTGCTAAAGGTGGTCTTGAAGATGGAGAAGAAAAAAAAGAATTAGGTCAAACTCAAATATATTATCCATCTGATGAAGATGCAAATAAACTTGGACTAATTCCATCAACTGAAAAACCTAAAACTGTAAATAAACAAGTAAGAGATTATAGATCACCTTTTGCTATGAAAAGATTAGATCCAAGTAAAGGTATGCCTGATACTGAATCAAGTCAGATAGGTAGAGCTTTATTAGGTAAGAAAGGATTTACATCAGCTAGAGATATAGTTAGTAGAAAATTTCCTGATATAGTAGATCCAACTAAAGATCCTAATACATCTACTAAAGTAGGAACATCTACTACTAATAAAACACAGCAAACTAAAGTAAAAAAAGATTTTAGTACATTTATATCAGGGCCAGAAGATTATACTAATTTAACTGATGCTGATGCTAAATCTAATATAATGAATCAATTACAACATCAAAATGAATATTTAAAAAGACAAGGACAAAGTTATCCTAATCAAACAGATGTACCATTTATAAATCAATATATGGCTGATTCATTAGCACAAGCAGGTATTAAAGATCTAAGACAGTTAGGATATAAAGATATAGAACAACCTAAAGCATCAGTCAACTTAATAAGAAAAGGTAACAAGTATTATTATGATAGTGCTAGTGGCACTTCTAGTAATTTATATAAATCTGATAAAGAAAAACAAGCTACTCTTATTGAAGTTCCAGCTTCTGAGGTAAAAAAAGTAGAGGGTAAAAGTTTAGGATATGGAGTAAAAGATATTAAATTTACAGCAATGATTGAACAGCCACCAAAAAGAATGTTAATTAATAAAGATACAGGTGAAGAAGTAGTACAAGGTAAATATAGTGGAGAACTAAATAAACAACAAGATACTACTAGAGCAATAGGTTATGGCATGAGATCAGAAAAAGAACCTATAAAAAATTTAGAGCAATGGAAATCTATGAATGATCCAAGAAAAGGATTAAGATGGGGTAATACTACACAAACTGAAGGCATGACTAACTTTATGATTAGGTTTGACGAGAATGATAATGCTTTAATATATCCTGAATATTCTGATACTTCAACAGAAAATTTAAATATGTTTGGTGCTAGTGTATTAGCAGGTGCAGCAGCTACTTATGGCCCAGGATTAATGTCTAAAGTAAGTAGTAAAATAGGTAGTGCTGTGGGTGAAAGTACTGTAAAAAGTATAGCTAATAAATTTTTACCAGAGTTTACAAAAGAAGGTATTGTTAAAGAAGTTAGTAAAAGAGCAGTTAAAGAAGTAGTTAAAAAAGGAGCTACAAGTATTATGGAAAAACAATATCCTGGTGCTGGTAGGAGAAGATGAGTTAATGATTCCTCATTTAAAATAAAGAATCTATAATTGGCTACCTTATCCCCCCCTTACAGGCTACGGATAGCCCCAATAAGAAGGAAGTGAAATGGCTGAAGCAGCAGAAGTAATAGAAACACCTGAAGTTAAACCCCAGAAAAAGAAAGTAGTAGGCTTTGCTACACGATCTGCTAATAAAGAACGTATAGAACAAGAAGAAAAAGAATTAGAAGAATTAAAG